TCTATTGGTGGCGATCAGTACACCTACAATATGTCTCAGGCCTTCTCTGTTTTCCAAGTGTTTGTTAACGGAACAGCGACGACATTCGATAGAGATGGAACGCTTTTAACGGTCGACTCTCTTAGCGATCTAACAAACCCCGGCAATGTTGTCGTGATTAGCTTTGTGCTGTATTACACCACAGAGAAAACCAGAGTCACCGAAGGACTTTCGGGCATTCCTAATACCATTTGGTTGCCTAGGGTTTCTAGCTCCCCTAACTTCACGCAGTCTGTGGCCAATGTCATTGACGGCGTGTTTACTCTTTCAGGATCCGACATTTCAATTATCGCGCCTGATAAATACCTAACTTACATCCTTACAGACGACTCCTCTATTTACGGCGCAAGGGTAAGGGTTTGGATGTGCATAGGAGAAGTGTCGACAAATAAGAAAGTATTTAACGGGGAGTGTGTCGGTGCAACTTTTAGGGAAGGCATTATAACTTTTACCGTTATTGATGCTTTTAATAAGCTTCAAAAATCTGCTTCGTTTGGCGATAAATCAAAAAGCAGAGTCTTTAACGGCAGCACAAACACTCCTTACCCAAATGCCGGCGACGTTAACACTGCCATACCTTTAGTTATTGGCGCGTCGTCTCCGTTCACTATTTCTGGCGGCTGGAGACACCTTGATCAATATGGAAGCGTTCCAAACACAACAACGTTTCACGTAAGTGACGGCTATAAAGCAATTAAAGCAACGCCTCAAACAATTGGCAGCTCTACGGTTGTCGAATATGTTGCGGCTAGATTTCTTGGAACAGCTCTTAAAACAATAAACCTAGGCACAATTTCTGCCGCTTATCGCCTGTATTTAACGCGCCAAATCCCTAGCGGTGGCGGTCGGACAGGCACAGCATACATATCAATGAAGATGTGTTACTTAACTTGCTCTGCTACAGATGTCCAAATAGGTGACTATTTACCACCTAGTGACGCTTGGGGATCTATGGGTGCCAATGTTGTAGCAGTAGGGACTAACCTTTGGGATGGACACAACGTTTTAGTATGTGAGCAGGCTTATGGAGACTTTCCAGAAGGGGATAAAACCGGAGACAGCGGTCCCCTGACTGGCATAGATTTGCCGACATTTACAAACAACGTCTACCCTTCTATGTGTGTCTGGATAGAAGGCGGCGACTCTGCTCCGTATTATGATTTTTTCCCAAGATATTTTGGTAATTCTGTGGGTTCTGCTGCCGATACCAGGTATTTAAGATTTACTGCCTCAGTGGTAAACACCTACACATTTAACGGCTACTCGATAAGCACCGTTGCTTTTGAAATTGACCCAGCCTTAAACGAGTTAAATCTTGAAAACGCAAATAATCAATTACAGTCTGCTACAATCCGCTACAGATTCTCACCAGCCAGCGAAGTTAACCACGCCGATGCTATGAAGTTCATTGTTGAGTCTTCTGGGATGTCTACAAACTCCACAAGCTTTACAACGGCGGCGTCAGATCTTTCGGCAAACGTAGCCATGACCGTACCACTTCAAGACGGCGGGGATTTTCCTTCTTATTTGGAAGTCGCCCAAGCCATCACGAAGTCATCTTTTGGCATTCTTAGGGTCAATACTGACGATCAGGTTGAATACGTTATCTTAAAACCGCCCGGAGGAGAAACACCTGCGGGCACACGGGACACGTCAAACATTCTTGAAGGCTCATTCTCCAGTGAGTTTAGGTATCAGGACATTGTAAACGAGGTTGTTTTCCAAAATGACCAGTACAAAAACTTAGAGCATTGGTCTGGCACTGGCCCATCCTCAATTAAGGAATCGTTAGGTGCTAAGTACTTGCACGGAGTTGAGAAATCAACGGAATATAAGCACGTTTTAACGTCTATCCAAAGCCGTGACGATGCAATTATTGGCTATTTAAGCCGTGGGCAAGTAGAATATACTCTGACTACAGCACATTTAGATTTAAATATTAAGGTCGGTGACGTTATCATTATTAAAAATGACGGCGTTGATGACGAAGACGGCGACACAAGGGCGCTGGTTACATCGATCAGCGTAAGTCGAGATGATGTTCGAATAAAACTAAACTCACTTAGAGGGTTACCATAATGCCTGAGATCAAAAAGCTGCAAACTATAACCGGCGTAACCATTACAGCTCCTAGTGATCTAAGCTCTACAAGCTCAACGATCCGTATTTCAGAGTATGCAAGTGACGCGGCATACGTATCGGCAAACGGCGCAGCAGCCGCTGGTTCCGTCTATATTTCATCTGCAACCGGTGTTAAAACCCTTAGGTACTACACCGGTAGCTCTTGGCGTAACCTTGTCCCTGCTAATGACCCAGCAGATCCTACTAAGATTTTTTATGTAGACATCTCAGGCAATACCACGGCTAAGTTTGCAAAGATCTTGTTTGCCTGTACTAACGATAGAACCTACACCTTTCAAGACGAGACCGGCACGGTTCCAGTGTTGCCTATTCTTTTAGCTTCTGAAGTGAGCGGACAACTTCCTATCGCCAACGGCGGTACAGGGCAGGCAACGGCACAGACCGCACGCAACGCGCTGCTTCCTACACAATCCGGAAACGCCGGTAAGTTCCTTAAGACTGACGGCACTGATGTTAGCTGGGACACAGCAGGCAGTGGCGGCGCGGCGTCGTCTCCGATTGATGCTACGAATTACGGATTCACTGCATCAGTGGGCGCAAGTGCTTTGACAATCGCATTAAAGAACGCTGCCGGTTCTGATGCTTCTGTCGGCGATCCTATTACAATTTCTATGCGTAACGCGACGCTTGCGACTGGTACTTATAGTTCAAGGTCTGTCACTGCTGCTTTAGATATTGTCGTGACTTCCGGGGCAACGTTAGGACACACGAGCGGCGTCGCATCTTACATTTACGTTTACGCATTAGACAACGCGGGTACCGTTGAGCTGGCTGTATGCTCTCGTCTCTTAGATACGACAAAAATTTATAGCTCCACAGTTATGTCATCATCTTCGGACTCGATTGATGTTCTTTACTCCACAACAGCAAGAACTAACGTACCGATTAGATTTCTGGGTAAGATGCTATCAAATCAAACGACAGCGGGGACCTGGGCTTCCGCTCCGTCAGAGATTTCTTTGACAAGTGATTTAGATACTCAATATGTGTCTGCTACGACATCAGGTTTGGTTTTAACGACCACGGAAACCGACGTAGGCGGATCTACGATAAATCTAACGCCCGGCGTCTGGCGGATAGTTTACAACATTAGCGCACTTGTAGCGGCCCCATCAGGAACAGGGACTGATGGGAAGGTCGTTTTAAAAATTACAACTAGCGCGGATGCTTTAGTCGGCACTTCTATCCGAAGCTTGTACGCAAACGGCGTTTCGGGTTCATCACTTAACTTGGCTGGAGTTCTTGCCGCTGAAGAGGTTGTCAGAATATCTACTAATACTAGCTATAAACTTAGAGCATTCAGGGAACAAAACGGCGGTACGAGTTACGGAGAAATTTTTGCGTCAAACAATGGAAGTAATTATCAGGGTATTTTTATGGCTTATAGGATCGGTTAATTATGGACCTACAAGGAATCATAAACGAACTTGTTGCATCAGCCATCATTGGCCTTCTAGGCATTATTACTGGTTATGTAAGAACCATTTCTCGTGATATAAATGTTCTCAAAGAACATACAGTAGAGTTTTCATCGCGTTTAAAAGGCGCTGAAAAAGATATCGAAGTTTTACAAGAAGATGTGAAGTTGATCTTAATCAAACCAAGGAGGGGCTAAGTTATGGCAGGGATTGCTAACACAAAACAAGCATTACAAGAAATTCGTGATTTACTAAAAGTGGCAAGCTTAGTGTTTGAAGACGGGAAGTTAACACTTCTCGATTTCCGCCATGCTCCTTCTGCTATCTCGGACGGCATGTCTTTGGCAAAAGCTGTAAGCGCTGCTGTAGCTGCTGGCGAATTCCAAGACATTGACGGTGAAGAAGCCGAAGAGATCTGGGGAATTTTAATTGAACTAGTTCTCCAAGACCTTTTACCTAAGTTCAAAGACGCGGTAAAATAGATTAAGCCCTTAAGCTTAGTCTTGGGCTCACGCCGGGTTTATTGCCCGGCGCTTTCTTTTTGAGGGATTATGAAAGCTAAGAAACCTCCTGTTATCAAACAGACTGAAGCTGACTTACTGAGAATGGCTGCTGCTTACCTATCGTCCAGAGGTATTACGTGGTGGAGAAACCCCGTTCAGGGATCTCTTTACACCGTAGGCAGCAAGACATTTATGAGGCCGTCACCCATCAAAGGCTTTCCAGACCTATCTTTTCTGAGCAGATCTGGCGTGCTTTGTTGCATAGAGCTTAAGACGACTAAAGGAAGAATTCGTCCGGAACAAGTAGAGTGGATTGATAAGCTAAACGCTGCAAACGCGCCGACTAGAATCATCAGAACGTTTGAGGAGCTTGTTGAATTCGTGTCATATTACTACGAAAAATAACACCCCAAGCATAAATGCCTGAGGTGCGCGAACCGAATAAAAAATAAAAACCTGAACGAGTACTATCAATGTTTAGGTGAAGAAGCAAGACACATCCTCACCGCTTCGTTTGCAAATACTAATTGCTTTGTGATGTAGGCCACGTAGCGTTTTTCATCTTCACACTTGCCGGGGATATCGTCTCCCCCACCGCCGCCATTACCACAATCTTTAGTGACGCCGCAGATATAGGTGCCAGCCTTTGCCGCAACACTTTCCGCGTAGGGTTTAAAGTTAGGGTGAGACGTTGAATTGAAGTATGAACATCCACCGCCAGCGCGAGAGTTTGTTCCGTCGATGATATGTAATCCTGGGTTTTTTCTGTCGTCAGACCACTTAAAGAAAGGTCCGCCAGAGTCTCCACCGCCTAGGTTAGATGGTCCGCAAGTGACAATGTCTTGACTGCCATTGCTTTTAACCGAGGCTTTACCCCAGTAGTGAGTCCCTAGGTTTGGCGCGCCGTAGCCGTTAAGAAGCATTTGGGCTCCTACATCCGGGCTTCCTTTAATGTTAAACGAAGCAAACACGGTATCAGCAGGAAGCTTTTGATCTAAGATACAAAATGCGTAGTCATTAAATACCGTGCGGTCGTTGTACTCGGGGTGTTTGTTGCAAGTACCTGCATAGGCTACGTTGTCTTTTCTCATTTTCCAGTTTACGCGCTGGCCGTTACTAACGCAGTGAGCTGCTGTGTAGATGATGTTAGGGCCGACGGCTGTCGCTGTGCAGAATCCTAGGAATCCTAGTTCGGGGAACTCCCCTTCTACGGATTTAGTACCGCTGTAAAGTGTAGTATCAATGCGCTCTTCAAGGTCTATGAGCTTATAAATAGGGTTGCCATTTGCATCGTAAGCAACAGGTACCGCGCCTTCTTTTGGCTTGATAACCTCACTTGCTAGCATGGTTTGACAAGACATAAGACCTAAAGCCAATACAAGAATCAATCGCATGAAACCTCCTTAACTTCGTTGGTGTGTACACGTTTTACTGTTGCAGTCTTTTTGTTAAGCGTCAAAACCCACTGGACTGTTGCCATTTTTGCAGCAAGCCCATTGGGAGTATTGCCTCCGTAGCGTGCGGTAGATCTATCCTGTATGAGCGTGCCAATGTCGGTCTGGTAAACAGACCTAAAGGCTATGTATATGTCTTTCGTCTTGGTTTTAGTAACGTGGTAGTCGAGAAGATATGCCCTACCTGCTGGGTCACCCTCTAAAGGCCACTCCAGAGAACACTTTATCTTTGTTTCTACGTCTTCGGGGGGTGGAGCAGGGATGGGGGTCGGTGGCGGCATGGGGAAATTCCCGACGTCCGGCTCTTTGGATTTAGAGCACGCGGCCAAAAGGCACAAAAGCGCAATTTGTTTGATCATAAATACCTCTTTGGAAGTTATCCAAAAAGGTTACCCGATCAGCGTCTAAAAAACGATGAATAAATAAGCTCTAAGATAGACATAGATATGATGATCCCGGAAAGCCCTATGATGAAGTAGGCCAAAAAGACTATTTCTGCTGTAGTCATCTGGCGTCCTGCTTTCTAGCGCGGTCGGCTCCGCGCTGTGCCGCTTTCAAAGCACGCTTCTCCAAAAGGTATTTCTGGCGGGCTTCTTTAGCCCTAGCCTTGTCATCACGTTTCTCGTCCCTAGCTTTGTCCTTGGCTTCCTGCGCAAGCCTTTTCTCTTCAAGTGTCTTGGGCATGTTGAACCATTTAAAGAATGACGCAAGTGCGCTTAGGACTCCAATAGCTAGGACTGCATACATGATCATTATTTTTTCTCCATAACCTCGAGGACAGGGCTGCAAACGCCCTCCTCACAACCAGCCTTGGCCGCAGCCTTAACTTTCTTAATTTCTTCTTTGCTGTTTAGGGACATTAAAAACTTAGCAAGGGATATGAGGCAGCTGATTACAGTTGGGATAAGGGTAAGCCAAGCCATAGTAAACCTCCGAGATGTGTGTTTTGGTTATTATAACATATCGGAGTCAGTTTATAAATTTTCAGCCAGAGCCATAGCCAGAGCCAGAGCCATTGCCATTGCCATAGCCATCGCCATAGCCATAGCCATAGCCAGAGCCATTGCCATCGCCAGAGCCATAGCCAGAGCCATAGCCAGAGCCAGAGCCATAGCCATTGCCATTGCCATCGCCAGAGCCAGAGCCATTGCCATCGCCAGAGCCATAGCCAGAGCCATAGCCATTGCCATAGCCATAGCCATAGCCATAGCCATCGCCACAAAGATTTTGCTTAGACAAAACTCTTATGCTTTCCATATAGGTACACTCGCAATTGAAGCTTTAGCTTTTTCTGTAGATGGAATGATTTCGCAAACACCAACAATTGTGTGACGCGGGATTTCAATTGGAAACTTGCAGTTTTTGACATTGGAGACGCCCTCTTGAGAAAGCTGCGACAAAGTTGCGGCACCGTCCCAATAATAAATACGCCTAGAGTTTTTTAAAACCACAGTCCCATTTTCATGCGATTCCAAATAACCAGCAAAAACGCCTGCATCTCGCGACCTAATTACGACATAATTACTGTCAGGATTTTGCGGGACATAAGTAACGCCATTAACGATGATACTTTCCATTTAAACATTCCTCCTAAAAATTAACGATAAGCAAGCCATGCAAAATACACAGCGAGCAGAAAAACTGTCATGTAAAGCGTAAGTTTTCCAAGCAGTAGCAGTTGGTCAGGTGTCATCTTCTACCTCCGCATGGCAAGTCATCCACCCGACGATTTCTCCAGAAGACCCACTGTGAAAATTATCTTTTCGTGTATTCCAAGATTCTCCAACAAAAGACCAATGATGTCCTTTTGTTGGGGATTTTCTGACTGGACTATACATCAGAATGCTCTTTGTCTTCTTAGGCGGCACAAATATTGTGAAATCGCCTTCATCTTCATCGTAGAACGAACATTCGTTTAATTCATCAACTCCTACCCACTGACCTTCACAGTCTAAAAAGATTGGTTCAAAAAACTTGCCTTCTTCGAAGCATATATGCCTAAACTTGCGGCCGTCTCCACGCTTTGCGTTTCCAAACCATTCTTTAAGTGTCTTGTACTCGCTCATTTTTCACGTCCCGTCGCTTCGTCTAGGTCTTTCAGTGCGGTTTCTAGTCTTTGTATAGCTGCTTCCTTTTGCTCGTACTCGGACCTCTTGCAGAGTTCTTCATTCCAAAACATAGCCTCAACCCTAGCCGCCTCGACTACTTTCCTCGTAGCTTTAAGCTCAAGGCACAGATCTTTAAAATTGTTTCTCATCGTCGATACAAAGTTTATGTCATATCCCCTCATATATCCGCGAGGCCAATCTATTTTTAATCCTGGCTCTATATCTTCAAAGCATTCCCAAGGCGCTGCACTTGCCTTCGCTTCAAGCTCAAGAAGTTTGTCTAGGTCAATCATTCTCACCGTCCAGTTCTAATCATTGGTTATGATATCAAGCACACGTTTGGCTGATTCGATAACGCCCTCCAAATATTCAACATAATCCTTGTCATCCTCACGTTTTCTTATTTCTAGCTTGAGGTTGTTAAGCTCATTTTTGATAAGTCTTGTGCGGTCAATATAATACTGCGCTTCTAGTGTGCTCACTACTCCCCTCCCGTCGCATCGTCTAGTTCTTTCAGTGCGGTTTCTAGTCTTTGTATAGCTGCTTCCTTTTGCTCGTACTCGGACCACTTGCAGAGTTCTTCATTCCAAAACATAGCCTCATCTCTAGCCGCCTCGGCGACTTTCTTAAGTTTTTCAACATGTGAAGATTTTACGCCACACATTAAGCAGTCATCTCTCCGTACCAATTTGAATGTCACTTCTCACCCCCCGTCGCTTCGTCTAGTTCTTTTAGAGACTTAGTTAATGCGTCTCTTGCCTCGTGGTTTGTCCCGCTCCTAAAATCCTCATAGAAGTTTTCATCTAGATACTTAGCCGCCTCGGCGACTTTCTCTAACTTATTTAGACGGTCGATTTGACGGGATCTCTGATCTAAGCCCTTTGTAAAATCCTCCATAAACTGAACATCCCAGTTAGCTTGTATAAGTTCTTTAGACGCTTGTACGGATCTTCGTCCAAATATCCAACTCACTTCTCACCCCCCGTCGCTTCGTATAGTTTTTCTAGCGCTCGTTCAAGCCTCTTGTGCCCTTCAATATCGACATCATATGCATTGTGCGTTTCAGACAAATCGCATCTAAGGTCTCTAGCTGCTTCGACCACTTTCTCAAGACCACGTATCCTGTCTTTCAAACCTTGTACATAGTCTTCGTGAGATACATAGTCGTCTTGGTCTTCTGGAAAATCTGATGGTCTGCTCACTTCTCACCGTCCTCTGCATGGTAAATTGGATGTCTGTTAGTTCTTGGCCTCAGAAGCAAGCCACCCTGGTTTACATGTTCGATTTCCTGTGGAGATAGACCGTCTATATTTTCAGGCTTGTACCATTCATGGGTTGGCTCTGGAATATGAGGTGGACGTCTTTTCTTGGGATAAAAGCAAGATTCAGCTATACCCACACACTCGCCGTCTGGCCCTGTTAGTCTTGCCAAAAGTGGACGATCGGGACGCGACACAGACCTACATTTAATCATAAATGGGGTAACGCCTACGTCAACATCCACAGTCACAGTAAGACAACCGTACTCGCATCCATAAACATTTTCTCGGGGTAGGGGACTCATTTCTCACCTCGTCTTTCCTTTCGCAATCTCTCTCTTTTCCTCTTCCTCTAAATAACGCTGTACGCTTGCCATTTGCTTCTCGGCTAGCTCAGGGATTTTCTTTCCCAGCCAGTCCCAAAAATTCTGACCGCAAGCCCAACATTGCTCGTAATAGGTAAACATCTTTGCGTTTTTACATTTTTCACAAGTCATCCCCGCCTCACTCAATTAATAGCCGCCATCTTCAAAGGCGGACACGTCTTACAGCGCCTGATATCTACGTAACCATCTCTCTGCCTCTCGCCCCATCTTCTCTCGCAGTTAGAACAGATAAAACCATACGCTGTCGGCAGTACTGCTTTTCTGTATTTACTTCTAAACTCGTTACCTCGCTCCAAATCAATCGCTGCGCTCTTACTTCTAGTCACCATCACCACCCTCAAATAAACTAACTGCCTTACTCGGTACGTAAAATGTGTGCGTCTTTAGCACATCACCACAGAGTGTGCAAATTTCTGACAATATTCCATTTATCTTTTTGCCAGTTATAAACCACTTGTTTTGCTCACACTTAGCGTGGTCACCCGCGTGGCGCTTGATCCTGGCCATAACTGCCTGCGACTCGCATATATGTTTGCCGTCTGCCATATGTTCCCTCCATGAAACCTTTAAATACCAAAGCTTTCAAAAAGAGCCTAGAAAATTTTTGTAAGTGCCTAATACCAGGTAAAATTAAGTGTTCATTCCTCCTGTTTAAGCCTGGACGCATGGGCGAAAGGGCAGTTTTCTACCCTTAATAATAGTTCCCAACATCTAAACTATTTGGTAGATGCGGCCGTGGAGGTGCTAGCTATGGATATAAAAGTATCGTGCGTCATTTGCTTTGAAGGAGCCACGCCAAGTCAGTTTGAAAGACTTCAGAGCACGGCAAAGGCTTACGGCAGTAGGACTATAGAGACTCCTAATGCCCTTCGTGTGATGTTTGACAATCACGGAAGTTACCTAGCGTTTTTAGATTACGCGGTTCATTTGACCGAAGAATGGGATCAGCGCAATTTACAACTCGACTACTTTAACTAGGTGCGGTGAAGCTATAAGGCCGCCGTTAGTTTCGTTACCTACAAAGTACATCCCTTCGTCTAGCGGAAGGCTCACGCTTCCTTTTGTCAGCTTCTTAAAGAGCCAATTACCAGCAACAATCAGGGGCCATTTCATAGGGCCTACGATGTCTTTAATCAGCGTTGGCTCACATAGATTGATACCTGCTGCTCTATACATTTCAACGACGTTCTCTACGCAGTAAAACTTGCTATCGTCTTCAAACGTGTAGTCGTAATCAGCGTCTGCTATTAGTGTATCGCTAACGGCTTTCTTTATCGCGGCATCTTCTTCGTCTGTTAAAGGCCTATTGAGACGGTAAACCGCAAGGTCTCCGTCAATGCAGAAGATCAGCCAGTCTATGAGTCTATAAAACATCGTGCCAACGTCTGTGATTTCTAGGACAAACGGCACACGTATGCCCATGTCAATCCACACAACCATGGCAGCGTGTGTGTATTTACTCTTTGTTGCACTCTGAACTAGCGTCATAAATGGCAGGCCAAAAGGACCCTTAGCTTCGCTTTTTCGCACCAAAATATCGCCAGTCTGAAGGCCAATCTTTGTCAAGGAATCAACGATTACATGTCTCATGGGTGCGTTGTAGGTCGGCTCCATAGGCAAGCTCCATTCTTTTTTGGTTTAGTAGTACAATAGACAAAATAACTATAGCTGGAAAGGGATGACCCATGAAGCCTGAAGCTTTACCTGTGGAAAAACGTCACAGCCGTACCGATCTGCTTGCTCCATTTGTCGAAGATTTGCTGCTAAAAGGTTTGGATATTTGCAAAGAAAGAGGATTAGATGTAAGCGTATTTGAAACTTACCGTTCGCCTGATAGGCAGAACTATCTCTACGCTCAAGGTAGAACTCGTCCCGGCAAGATTGTAACCAGAGCTCCTGCGTGGCAAAGCTGGCACCAGTATTCTCTAGCGTGTGACTTAGTATTTGGAAGTGGAAAAAACATCTACTGGCCAAATGCGGATGATGCAATTTGGGATAAAGTACATGCAGTATTTGAGCCTCTAGGCTTTGAAACCATCTCATGGGAGAAGCCTCACATACAGATAACGGCAGGCCTCTCGACTAAAGAAGCCTACCGTATTGCTAAGGATCAGGGGATTTTAGCCCTCTGGTCCGTAGTAGAACTCAAAACGCGTTAGCTCCCGTGGCTCGAAAGCACTTCAAGCCCTCCCGTCTGACTAAACTCTCTACCGTTGCACTGACTCCAGTAAGGGCAAGGTCTATAGTACGCAAAACAATTTGAAAAGTTTTGCGGGTATGAACCTTGCTCACCTTTTTGAATCTCTATAAACGCCGATTTATAGGATTCGTAAACTCTACGGTGAATCATGCGTTCAATAGGGAGCACTACGTCAAAAGCCCTGATGGATCCTTGAAGCCTCTTCATATACGACTCTTCTAGTTCCAAAGGTTTTCTTTGCACCTTCGATTTTGTAGTAACCCGGTACCTACAGCCTTTAAACTTAGAAACATCTAGGTCTAAACGCTTAGCAATTGTAGGTGCATGAGCCGCATACAAGTTCAGTTGAGGGTGACTTAAGAGCGTAGGAAGCTGACTTGTAACAAAACTAGAGGCCGTTTTTAAATCCCCGATCCACCAACCTTTAGAGTCTTGAAGTATTACGTCTACAATTCCATAGAAAAAAGGCGACTCAACTTCGTGCTCACACGCGACCACCTCAAGCTTGCTTTGGCTATGCACAACGCCGTAAGTATCAAGCATAACCTTAATCATAGGGTACCATTCTTGTACGTCCAGCTCATACAGCTGAAGGATCCCATACAAGTGATCTCGGCTTACCTTTGATACGTCATGTAAAGAATCTTCGCATGCTTTGTGGAACGCCTTGCCAACATTAAACACGGTCTGATCGTCTTCATAATCGGAATCAAAAGGAAGTTTTTTAATCTTCCGGTAGTAATACTTTCTATTACAGGCCTGAAATTCGCTGAATGATGAAGGGGACAATTGAGGCCGTTCAATTTTAGCATTCATAGAATTCCTTCATCAAACGCCTTGTTCACTTCCGCCGATTTTACTGTTGGGCTAGGGAACGCAAACCCTTTTTGAGGCTCGGATTTAGCGGGCTCTTGATACTTTTTGCGGTGATCCAGGTCAATACCGAATTCAAAGTCATGAGCTTCTTTACCCTCCATTGGGCCGTTAGTGATTTCTTTCTTGCCTTTGTAAGTGATCTGAACCAGATCGCCCTCTTGAACAAAGTTTTCAATCCACTTAGTCAATTTTCCGGAAGCGTTTAAACACCTCACGTTATCAGTGTCTCTTTCGCGGAAGATGTAAACGGCTCGGTTAAACTTTGAAATCTCTTCTCCGACATAAAACCCGGTAACTAAAACCTCGCCCTCTTCACAGTCTGCATACTTGATGTACTCTCTTTGCCCAGAACTACTTTTTGTAAATGCCATAACGTGCCCTTTCTTGGCTAACTTGGCTGACTAAAATACTTGGAGAACCTCTCCAAATCTTTTTTACATTTCTTATCAGTGTACTCACCGAGAAGCTCTGTGTTGTGAAAGTGTTTTAGCGGAAAATCTTTGTAAGATCTACTCCAAGCTAGACCCTCCGTGCGAATGGGAATTGTGACACCGTAACTCTTAACAACGTCGTTAAAAGAAGATATAAGAACTTCGTCAAAGAGTTTTATTTTATTTAAATCCCAGTAATCTATCTCACAATAAATCGCGTCATGAAGTGTAAAAACAACGTCAATGTTGTTTCTATAGCAGTTAAAAACAGCCTCCCGCATAATAGCTGCGCCCGTGCCTTGAATAGGCATGTTTAAAACACTTCGTCTGTTATCGTTATCCCCAAACATTACCCATCCGTCGGGTAAAACGATGGCATTGTAGTTTAAATACTCCTGGTAAGTTTGCCTTTTCCAGTCTGCATAGTCCGGGTACGTAGACTCAAATAGATCGATGTACTCTTGTGCTTTCTCTTCTGTAATCGTTTGCGAAGCTGCTTGCGATAGCCTTGGTGCAAGGCCTTTGGCCGTCATCTCGTAAGAGATCCCTAGCACCAAAGCCTTGCAAAGATCTCTCACCTTGCCGTGTGTCTCTTTAGTAGCAGAATCCGGCGCAAGTCCCGCTGACTTTGCAAATGTCAAATAAACATCGCCCGAGGCATATGCGTCTACCATTGCCTGATCCTGAGTAATGATTGCGGCAAGTAGAAACTCTTGGCTAGCATAATCAATTCCTACCAAGGCCTTGCCGGTAGGTGCTTCGATGAAGTTTCTCATCCAGTGAGACTTTAGAGGTATAAACCCAGCAGCCCCAGGCTGTGACCTTGACGACTGCGCACCATAGATACCAAAGTAAGGTCTTACACGTCCGTCAGAACCTACAAAGTCCTCAAACTTTTTCTTAGACCCCGGTAAAAACCCATTTAAACTTTGCTTTGTTTTTAGGTATCTGCAAAAAGCTCCGCCAAAACCTTCTGACTCACTGTCGTACCAGTCTTTAAAGGCGTCTTTAGAAATAGATATTTTACCGGTGTTTGTTTTTCTCCAGTAAGGTTTACCCTGCTCTGTAACCCAAGCTCTGATGGAGGATTCGTCCCTGACCCACTGGCCTTTTTTATCTTTAAACGAGGTTGCTAATTCTTTAACGCACATTTTTATTTCGTCATTAAGAATCTCTGGGATGTGTGACGTAAAGTTTTTGAGTTTGTCTAAGTTTACAGGGTACCCAAGCCTAACCATGTGTGCGGTCAAGGCTGCGTACCTCCCTCTAAGGTAGGCACTTTGCAACGTGGTCTCTCTAATGATGCCTTTTGATTTGTAGATATCTAACATCCTAAGAAGCAAAGCCCTCAGATGTTTAACGTCAGAGATGTTGTAGTTTAAGATGTCTTCATTGAGTTTTTCTAGCCTATCTGCGTCACCTTTTATGATCTCCGTTCTGACTCGATCTTTTTCATCAGTGTCAATAATTTTACCCAACAGCTTAAAAGTAGCAGCGGCTAGGGAGTATTGCGGTTTGTGATGTGATAAATCTTCATCTTCATCGAAGTCACTAAACCACTTGTTAGGCGGTGGTGAAGTCTTTACCTGTTTACCGTCAATGAGCTGAAGCCCGTACATAAGCTCATGATTATGGTTTAGTAGACATCTGTACTCTAAGTACAAATCAATCCATTTGACACCCACCCAATCGATCTCGGGTGCTAGGGTTAACAGAGCCCGAACCTCCGCCTCTGCTGCAAAAGCTACGAAAATGTAGCCCTCTTCGACGTGCCTTGTGATTTCAGACCTGCATTCAGACCAGTCCGTAAGGTGAAGCCAGAAAGCTCTTTGATCTACCTTGGCGCCGTTGCAGTAAGACTCATACGCTAGGGAGACTAGGTTTAAATCTTTTTGTGATGTCCCATTGAACTCAAAATCTAAAAATATCAGTTTCACTAGATCAAATCCTCAGAGTCACTAGAGTCGTCTTTGCATATGTAGCTGTGGGCAATCCAACCGGACACACCTTCTACAAGTTCTGCGACTTTTTTCCCAGTCTCTCTTTGGTAGGTCTCTAAAGTTTCTTTCAATTCGTAAACATTTATAGGCCTTCTAAATTTAGATACGCGGTCCAAGTCTTTTTCGGAGAATTCTTTTTTGTTTTCGCAAAGAAGTAAGAATTTTTTAAAGTAGGCGGGCAAACACATGCGGCAAATCGTGTAAAAAGTTTCTGTCTTGGGGTAATTTACCTGCTTAGTGAAATTACAATACAAATAACTTGCCATAGTTTTTAAAAATGCCGGGTCTTTCGTAACCGTTTCACAGAAATTAGTTACCCAAGCTTTGCCGTATTTGTCGTCTAGCTTTTCATTTGCCAGCTCTGGGACGTAAAATTTTCTGTCGGAGTATTCAAGCCAGTTGTGACTAGGGTAGTTGTTAGTCAAGACAAAACTTGCATGAATGTCCTCGGCTATGACGTTTCTTACGTGCTTTTCATTCAAGGTGGCTATGCCATCTGCAAAGTCTTTAAGTTTATCTTTGGTCTTTTTCCCAAGTTTTATTTCATTGAGTACAAATACGGTCCGACCCCTAATGTCTCCGTGGAATTGGGAGTCCTCAAAGTTAGCCGCTGCCTTGGTCCAATTGCTAAGGCCGACGAGGTTGCCTAAAACGTTATACGTTAAAACGCCTTTGCCACAGCCTGGGACGCCCGTAAGTATCAGTACGGTACTTTCCCTACCAAATAGGGCCTCCCTCATCCAGGAGAGAACGTGGGGCCTTTCAGAGGGGTTTGGGAAAAGATGCTCAAAAACTTTGCTGAACTCCTCCGGCGGATTGGTTACCGAGGGGTCGGGTTCCCAATCCAGCAGGTATGCAGGCTTAGCCCATTTGTTAAAAACCATCCTAGAATCATCTTCGTAAAGCTTAGGTTGGAAAGGTTTATAGCGAATGAGCCTACTGTCGGTGTGCTCAGCCATCCACCTAGCCCGGTCCTCTTTCTCTGGGAAGTGCTTTGCCACAATGGACGGCAGAACTTTGTTGACGTCGACGTTGTAGACTTCTTCGGTTTCTGGGTTGAACAGAAAGGAGCTTGAGAAGTTTTCAAAGTCTTGAATGACCTTGATCTTAGTCAGACAACACGGAGCAGCTGCGTCAAATACAACCGTGGGGACTTTGTAAACCGACACTTTCAAAGCCTTAAGTGACTCTATGAGTTGGGCTCTAAACAAAGCATCCCCGTCGGGCTTTACCAAGTCCATGTAAAGTTCGGTAAAGTTTGTAATCAGTTCAGTTTTTGCGGGGTCTGGCAGGTAATTAAATAGGATGGTGAACGCATTTTCTGAATTGCTAATAGTCCGGCTAGCAACCGCAAGCTTCCCTGCCTTTGTAACTTTGAGTCCGGGGATTTTTTTGAATTCGAGTACAAGAAGGTCCAACTTGTTGGCCATGGCAAATCCTTAGGTTTAGAGTCTCGGGAATTCTGAGTGAACCTGTTTTAACTAAAACCTCCTTCGAAGGGAACTAGAAATTAAAAACCCCCCTAGCAAAGTAGGAGGGCTTCTAACTCAGAAATCCGAAGAGGATTTGCTGGAACTGAATCTACAAGATTTTATTAAATATGCAATGATTAAATTTTAGGCTAAAAACCCCGCACCACCCTCCACACAACACATGTCACTCTACATGACATTGATTTTTAAAAATCTAAGTATAGGTGGGGTGTCAAAAACCTGTACGAAAAATTTGCACTTTCTAAACTCATACATGTTTAGGTGTGTAAAATGTTATCAACATTATAAGTTCAAATTTTTTATGAGCTTGCTCAATAAATAAGCTGTATAATTTTTACATAGGTTATGTTTAGTAAAGTACCTGACATATTGCCTACAACGTATACAGTGTAGACTGTAGGTAACTATTTAGGATTTTGGTTTTATAAAAGATTCTATGAAGCCTTGAAGAAAATTGAGGCAGAATTTTGGGAATTTGGTAGGTTGAAAATCCAAAACTCAGACGGGGAGACCTTATGAAAAACATCCTTGGTGCTATCGGCTTACTCATAATCATCAGTTTAATGCAGCTGCTTGTGTCCCTGGCGGGGCTTGTTACGGTCTGGGCTAGGTAGGCAAATCAATAGCTTACAAAATAGGCCTCAAGTTTACCCACAGGATACCGATAAGGGGTTATCAGCAAACAGGAGGCCCTATGCGTAACTTTCTATTCATAATGTCAGTTGCTCTTAGTTCATGCGGTCAGTCAAACGACCACACACCAGCATCAGCAGACGCCAAAGTACCTGTAAGCTTCTATGGTAACTTTCAGTCTGAGTGTAAGTACCAACAGATAGTGCGCGTAGAAAATACGAATACGACGTCAAAAGTCACGATCAAAAAGTTTGACGACGCAACATGCCTAAAAGAGACAGCGTCAGCAGAGATGACCAGAGACTACAAAGTTACTGGCGACGACGGCAAAGGCGTCTACAACGTTGACCTGGTCTACGTTAGCCACCAACTATCTGGAGACTCCGAAGGGTTCGAATACTTCACGCCAGGCGAGTCTTACTACGCTACGTGGCGTAATAATCCTAATGAGGGCATTTATATCGACATGGGTGTCTTCTACTCGGTAGGAAACGACGGTAGAACAGAAGCCACCAGGGACTTTGACTTGTATCAGGTTCTTCTGACTCGGTAAGGTAACGGGTTTTACCTTAGGTAATTAATTAAACGACAACCTTCATAAGGCTTTGTTTTTGTTTATATAATAATTGGATCGATTTTCACTATAATAAAGTTAATTTCTGCAAGATCGTTCACTTGACAAACTAGAACTTAAGATACTTTGAAAACGCATGCTCAAAGGCACGGGTCAAACCCTCTTCAGTAGCTGCGGACATGCCTTGATTGTAGCCGCTGATGGCCAAAAAACTATGGAAAATTTCATGGCATAGCGTCTCATGAACGGCTGATTTGTTGCTGACAAAGACCGTCATAGTATCAGCGTAGAAAGCTCCGTGAAGCTCTTCGTCCCCGTCGTAAAGGACCTTAGACGTGTAGCGTACTTTGACCTTAGTCCCCATGATATTGATAACGCGTTTGCGTCTAGGCTTTGAATTCTTTGCCACGAAAGACCGCCTTTCCATTGTTTACAAGGATAGGCTCAAAGTGGCCTTTACCGCTAATGAACGTGACCACGCCCATAGCTTGTTGCCATGTCGTATTAGGCGCGTGAATGTGTGCGGTTTTGTGCGCAAGTGAGCCGTGACCAAGACTCACACTCCAAAAGCCGTTAGCCGCTGCATGGCTGTACCTATGGGCATGGCCCTGACAGAAGTTGACGCCTGGATATCTGGTAAGGTTTGTGACGGCTAGATTCTTGTCGTAGTAAGTTCCGTGGTGAAATACAACGTCACCAATTTTGCACGAGTCCCACTTATATAGAGGATGCCAAACGAACTTAACACCACCTTTGTTCCTTTCTTTGAAGCCAAGCATTGTTGGAATGTCATTTACGAGCTGATGTATTTCCTTACAGTTCTTTGCCACAAAGCGCTGGAGACGCTCAGAATGGTTCCCTTCTAATTGGTGAAAGACGCTTCCAGGAACCATAATTTTTTGCCACACATCAAGCTGTTTACGGTAAGCTTCTATCTCGTCAATCAGGCGATTTGTAATCTTAGGATTTTGTGTGTAACTGCTAATAGTTGAAGCATCTAATGCATCTCCGCATTGGATCACGTAGTCGGGCTTTAGATATTTTATGAGGGAGGTTGCGATGGATATGTACTTAGGGTCAACATGTGGATAGTGTAGATCACTGAGCACAAGGGCCGTACGCTCCATAGCACCTCCGTCGTAATAGTTTATTTATTTTACCACGGATCTTGTAACCGCCAAACTTGCGGTAATCCTAGATTTGTGCCATGCTTGACAATAAAAATAAAATCCTGTGGGTTTTAAACCGTCTGCTCTGTGAGCAAGGGAGTTATTAGCATGGAAGCTAGTCCGAAAGGCCCCGGTGGCCGTCCTACACTATACAAACCAGAATATTGCAAATTGCTCGTTGAACATATGTCCAAGGGATTTAGCTATGAAACCTTTGGGGCTGTCGTCAATGTATCAAAACAAACAATGTACGATTGGGAAGAAAAACACCCAGAGTATGTTGACGCCAAAAAAGAAGCATTCCTAAAATGTCAACTATTTTGGGAGTCTATAGGCATCGAAGGCATTTGGAATGAGCCAGATGGTAAGACTCTCAACACTGGCAATTACTGTTTTCAAATGAAAAACAGATTCAAGTGGACAGATAGAGTTGAGGTGTCAGGTGATGACGCTAAGCCTATTATCCTCGGGTATAATCCAAAAGATCTTCTTAAAGAATGATCGGCTCAACTCCCACACTTGCAGAGTTTGTTCCTCTGCCGATGCAAGCAAAGATCTTGCGAGACATCGCTACCTTTGATTACTCACTCGGCACGCATGAGATACTTCTCTCGGGCAGTATTGGGTGTCTTAGAGAAGATGCTTTAGTGCAGACATCTTGTGGGTTAGTTCCCATTTCAAGCATAGATGGATCAAAGCGTCTTTTAAGTTTTCACGAGAAGACGGGTCGATTTGCGCTAACGCCAAGTAGCGCTGCGTTCCCAAAAGGTAAGGACTATCTCTATCGAGTAATAGGTGAGCATGGAGAATTTGTAGCAAGCGGGCATCACCTACTCGCCACATCTCCTTGTACCTACTCCAGCGTTTACGACCTGGCAAAGATTTGTTTTCCGATTTCAGCGCCTCACGTCCTGTTGAATGAACATCGTGCGGCAACCCGGTTATTGTTGCGCGAAGGTGTTCTGCATTGCTCTCAAATACTCTTAAGTTTTTTGGGTCATTGTGCAAAACACATCCGTCAATGTGATCAACAACTTCTTTCTCTTCTAAAAAACGTCCTAGAGTTTTTTCCATCACAAGGCGATGCTCCAGAACACGGCCTATTTTTTTGTATGAATAAATGCGCGCCAATGGATGACCGGTTGGGGCGGGAGATAATACTCTCCCACAACGTTGAATCACCCTTCCACCGGTCCATGCAGGATTTAAATCGCCTCTTGGCGGCCCGACCTTTGGGCGCTGAAGATGTTTGTACTCAGGACGATTCAAAATCTTATGCACGTATTTTGTCCGGCATCCTACAATCTTTGCTATTTCAGATGCATACCGCCCATCCGCAAGACTTGCGATCAATTCTCTCCGGTCTTTTGCCTGCATTGCTTGATATCCTTAGTATTGACGTTGGTTATACCAATAGCACCATATTGAAAATAGAGAGGCTTGACAAGGAGGAATGGTATTGGGACATTCAGGTTCCTAATACTCATAATTATGTTGCAAATGGGTATCAACACCACAACAGTGCGAAGAGCATTTTACTTGCACATGTTGCAATTAGACACGCAGTAGAAAACATACGCGCTAATATCATGATGGGTAGGCGTGCTCTGCCGGACTTAAAAGATACGCTCTACAAAAAGATCATAGAGCATCTTGGTTCTGTCGACGAGTCTTACTACGACACGCTTGATTCGATTGCACGTATCAACTTTCGAAACGGCAGCAGCATTATCTCGAGATCTTGGGCCGACAAACATTACTCAAAGCTTAGGTCTCTTGAGCTATCTCTTGCCTGCTTTGAGGAGTTAACCGAGAACAACGAGGAAGAATCGCAGGCCTATGTTGAGACATCGTTTCGTCTCGGCCGATTACCGCACATTAAAACACCTTTAATTATCTCTGCCACAAACCCGGGATCACCAAGCCATTGGGTGTATAAGCGTTTCATTGAGCCAAACTCGGGTGGACAAAAGCATCCGACCAGACACGTCTACTACAGCCGGACCGAAGACAACCCGTATCTTCCTCCGCAGTACATCGAACAGCTAAAGCGTGACTTAGATCCCAAGATGGCTCTGCGCATGCTTTACGGGCAGTGGATTGAGATTAGAGAAGAGGTGATCTATTACGAGTACAACTCTGATAAGCAGTACTCAAAAGAGCCATGGAAACCTAGAGACAACACAACAATCATCATATCGTTTGACTTTAACATCGGTTACGGCAAACCTATGTCTGCTGTTGCAATGTGCTATCAAGACGACGTCTTCCACATCTTCCACGAAGTAATCGTAGAGGGTGCAAGGACTGACGACATAATGGACGAATTCTTTGACAGAGGCATAATCAAACATGGATACCAATACGAGATCGACGGCGATGCTACTGGTTCTGCTAGGTCTACAAACTCTCATCGTTCTGATTACGATG